CTCTCGCACCTCGACTTTCTTGCGCTACCCGTCGAATTTGACCCGAAAAGGCAAAAACATGTCGAAAACCCGCCGCCCGCCTTATCGGAAGAAGCCCGCGCTGGACCCCCAGCAGGCGGCAACCTTGCCTCTTGTGGACTACTTGCGGGCCAGCGTGACGCAGCTCGAGGAGTGCGCCGAGCTCGCCGCGGAGTCGGGAAGCTGGCAGGCCGTCTCGGCGCTGAAGCTTCGGGCGCTACAGACGCGGGCTGACCTGGACGCCGCCATCGAGAAGGCCAACCGCCCCGACGACGCGATGAGCGACGAGCAGCTTCTGGGCATCATCGTTCAGGCCGTGGCGCAGCTCCCCCCGCAGCACCTCGAGCGCATCGAGGAAGCCGTCGCCATCCGGCGCGGTGGCGCTCCGCTGCGCCTGGTCAAGACCGGGACTGACGACGCATGAGCCTGTCGGCCCTCGCGCGTGCGGCAGATACCTTGCAGCGCAGGGCCGTGGCCGACCCGCTCGCCTACTTCAACCCGACGCCCCCGCAGCTCGCGTTCCTGAGCAGCTCCGCGCCCATCAAGCTGGCGCGGTCGGGGAACCAGCTGGGGAAGACGACGATGGGCCTCGTCGACTGCATCTACCGATGCCTCGGGAGCCATCCCTACACGCTGGTCCGCGCCGCCCCTATTGAGGCGTGGGTCGTCGTCGTGTCGTGGGAGCAGTCTCTGAGCATCCAGCAGAAGCTCTGGAACCTCCTCCCTAAGGACGCTATCGATCCAGCCACAGAATACACCCCTGGACGCGGTATACGGGGCAAGACACCCATCATAAGGTTCCTCAACGGGAGCGTCCTTCGCATCCGTACCGTCAACCAGGGCGCTCTCGCGCTGGCGGGGTCGACCATCGACTACGTCCTCGTCGACGAGCCCCCACCGCAAGCCGTGTGGTCTGAGCTCGTGCCGCGCGTCATGCGAAACCGCGGGCGTATCGCGGTCACGCTCACGCCCATCGGCGCGCCGCTCGGCTGGCTGCGCGACCTGGTCGAGAAGCGCGTGGTGCAGGACCTGCACTTCCCGCTCACGGTCGAGAACACCACGCCCATCGGCGGGCGTCCGCTTCTCACGCAGGAGGACATCGACCGTCTAGAGGCGCAGATCCTCCCGATGGAGCGACGCCAGCGCATTCACGGCGATTGGGATGCGGGGTTCTCTGAGGGCCGCATCTTCGCCGGCTTCGACCCGGTAGCGCACGTGTCGGACCTGTTGCCCGAGGGAGAGTGCCAGGTCGGCATCGGCATCGACCACGGGTCCGAGGGTGGCTCGCAGGTCGCCACCCTTTGCGTCGTCTCTCGCGAGGGGGGCGTGGAGGGCAACCCGCGCTTCTGGATCTTGGACCAGACCATCTCCAACGGCACGACCACGCCCGAGCAGGACGCACGGGACATCCTGAACATGCTCAGGCGCAACAACATGCGCGTGGAGTCCGTCGACAGGTGGACCGGCGACCGTAAGCACGGAGGCCGGCGCTGGGGTGGGAAGAAGAGCAACGCGCTCCTGATGCAAGGTTTCGAGCGAGAGCTGCGCCTCCCCATCGGCTCGCTCGGGTTCCGCATCCACACGGCGTGGAAACCTGCGGGCTCGATCTACGAGGGCGTCCGCATTCTCAATTCGGCGATGCTGCGGCACGACCTGACGGTGCACCCACGGTGCAAGCAGCTCATCGAGGACTTGAAGATGTGGGACGGCGCGGACGACGACCACAAGCACGGCATCGATAGCCTGCGTTATGGTGCGGTGGAGCTCGTCACGCGACGGCTATACGTCCCCCACGCCGTGAGGATCGGATGAACGTTCCCGTCATCTCTTCGGACGCCTACGAGGTCCGTCGCATCGAGCACACCCGCCTGCGTCGCCGTCTCCTCGAGGGCACGTGGGAGGAGGACCTCCACAACCGCCTCCAGATCCATCTGGGCACGGTTCGCAAGGCGGCATGGGGCTACCCGGACATGTCGTCCAACATCTTCCGGCAGATCGCGCGCGCGTTGAGCGCCCTGTACGTGATGCCGCCGGACGTGACGCACCCGGTGATGCGGAACGCGGAGGCTCTCGCTGAGACGATCTCGCGGTCTGGCCTGTGGTCCACCATGAACCGCTTTCAGCAGCTGGTGGTCGGATGCCGCGAGTATTGGCAGCGCGTGCACGTGACCGCCGACGGACGCCTGACGTTCCGTCCTGTGGCGCCCGACATGACCACGGCGCGGTCGTTCGCCGACAGGCCCGACTACCCCGTCTCGGTGCACGAGCTGCGCGAGCGCCTGGACGAGAAGGGCGAGCCCCGGTGGACGTGGGACGTCTTGGACATCTCCGACCCGGAGAACCCGATCTACCAGGTGCGCGCATACATCGACGGCGGCAAGGTCGGAGAGGACCTTTCGCAGGTCTACCTCGGTGGGAACTACTCCGGCGCGGCGTACCCGTACCGTCGGAACGACGGGCGCCCCATCCTGCCGTACGTGCTCTACCATGCGGAGCGCATCGGCGACCGCTTGTGGGACGCGTGGGAAGGCGTCGAGGTCGTGGAGGGCTCGCTCAACGTCGCGGTTGCGATGTCGATGCTCTTCCACGCCATCAAGGACTCGTCGTGGCCTCAGCGGTACATCGTCGGCGCGGAGCCTCAGGGCGGGACCATCCAGGGCGATATCGCAGCTGCGCGTCGCGAGGTCGTGAGCGACCCCGCTACCGTGCTCATGCTGCGCGCGGTGGACGAGCAGCAACCGGTCATCGGACAGTGGGCCGCCGGCTGCGATACGGCCGCGCTCGAATCCACAATCGCCGCCTTCGCGAACCGCCTCGCCCAGGACGCGGGCGTCTCGCCTGCCGACATTCAGCGCATGGGCGGGACGGCGCGTAGCGGGTACGCCATCGCCCTGAGCAACGAGGGCAAGCGCGAGGCGCAGAGGTCCTACGCGCAGTCGTTCCGGGCCTCTGACGAGCAGCTCGTGATGACCGCGGCGATCCTGTTGAATCGCGTGCTTGGCACGCAGTACCCGGAGGGCGGGTACTCGGTGCAGTATCGCTCGATCCCGTTGTCTGGTGCAGAGCTCGACGCACGCAGGAAGCACGCGCTGGAGCTCTTGGACGCTGGGTTAATGACCCGCGTCGAAGCTCTGCGCCTCTTTGACGACTCCCTCACCGAGCAGGACGCCGCAGCGATGCTCGCCGAGATCGACGCGATCAACAAGGCGCGCGAGGTGGCCGAAGAGGCCGCGGAGATGGAAGAGCCCGAGGAAGAGGAGGGCGATGCCCCCACCTCCGAGGAAGAGATGGCGCCGACTTCCGAGATGGATGCCGGAGAGGCGAGTGCCGGTCGTCAGTGAGCGCCAGCGCCGCTACCTGGCGGCGACGCACCCGGATGTGCTGCGCCGGTTCCTCGAGGAGGGGGCCCGCGCAGGGTTCCGCGCGCCGCCGGCAGTCGCACGCGAGGCAAAGCGTGGCCTAGAACTGCGCGAGAAGTTCAACCGAGGCGGCACGCCCATCGGGGCACGCCGCGCGACTCAGCTTGCCAAGCGCACGGTGGTCTCCGTGGAAACCATCCGTCGCATGGTGGCATACTTCGACCGACACGAGGTGGACCTAGAGGCGCCCGCGGCGCAACGAGGCCACCCCGGCTACCCCTCCGCGGGTCGTATCGCCTGGCTACTCTGGGGCGGTGACTCGGGACGCGCATGGGCAAGGCGCATCCTGCGGGCCTACCAAGCAACCCGCAAGGAGTGACCATGCCCGACGATACCGTGACCCCCGACGATGTCGGCACCTCGCGTGCCGAGGAGCGCATCCGCGCCCTGTCCGCTGAGCGCAAGCAGCTCCGCGAGAGCTACGCGGAGCTTCAGAGCCGCTACGAGCAGCAGGCCGAGCTGGTGAAGCAGGCCGACACCTACAAGGCCACCGCCGCCGAGTGGGAGACGAAGTTCTCGCAGGCTCGCACCCAGTGGGAGACGGAGCGCGAGCTCTTCTCCCGCGGCATCACCGACCAGGAGGGCATGGACTTCGTCCGAATGGCGTACGACCGCCTCCCCGCGGAGGGGCGTCCTCCCCTGGGTGAGTGGCTGGCGGGCGACAAGCTCCCGAAGGCCGTGCGCGCATACATGCCGGAGGGTGGTACGCCTCCCGCGCCTGCCGCTCCCCCGGCGCCGCCTCCTCCCGCCGCCAACGCGGGCGCGACGAACGCCCCGAAGGGGGCACCGTCGCAGTATTCGCCCGAGGCCATCTCTCGCATGAGCCCCGCCGAGTACAAGGCAGCGCGCGCCGCCATCCTCGGGCTGGACCGCTAGACGCTCTCCGCGTGCGCGTAGCCTACGAATGCGGTAGGCTACGCATACCCGTCGGGTCGAGCCCCGTAACAGCGACGCCGGGATGACCAACCATCCTTCCGAGGTACACGCACATGGCTCTCACCGAATACTCTACCCTTTCTGGCAACGCCCGCGTTGCCGCCGTCCTCGCTCAGGAGATCGTGCTGAAGCTCGCCGACCGCGCCAGCCTGCACAACCACCCGAGCCTGATCAACTTCGGCAACATGGCGGGCCGTGGCTCCGCGGCGCTCCAGGTGCCCATCGTGGGCCTCGACGGGTCGGACCTCCTCGCGTCCGCCGCTGACGGCGCGGTCGTGGCGAACACCACGCTCACCTCGAGCGCGGCCACCCTCACCATCGGTCGCTTCGCGCTCCGCTACGACTTCACGGACCTCGCGGGCCTCACCGACTCCATCGGCCTGACCGCGCAGCGCCTCGCGGAGAGCATGGTCGGTAGCACGGTCATGGCCTTCCAGAACGCGCTTTGCGACGTGACGGACGGCTTCACGACCACGGCTGGCGTCTCGGGCGTGGACATGAGCGTGGACGACTTCTACTCCGCGCAGTTCGCCCTCACGCTCGCCAGCGTCCCCGGCCCCTACATCGCGATCCTTCACCCGCGCCAGCTTGCTGACCTCCAGAGCAGCCTCCGCGCGGAGTACGGCGCGACGCAGTACGTGCAGGCGACGCAGGACATGCTGAACATCAAGGGCCAGGGCTTTGCCGGCATGTTCAACGGCGTGGACATCTTCGTGTCGTCTCGCGTCCCGACGGCCAACGCTGGCGCGGACCGTGCGGGCGCGATGTTCGGTCGCGGCGCCGTCGGCTACGTTGAGGGCAGCCCGTTCCCCATCACCGGCGCCCCCGGCGTCGTGACCCCGGCTGGCACCCCGGTGGTCGTGGAGTTCGACCGCATCGTCGGCGGTGGGACCACCTCGATCCTCGCCAGCTACTACCTCGGCATCGGCAAGCTCCAGGACAGCATGGGCGTGTCGATCATCACCGACGCGTGAGCGTCAACGGCTAGGAGAGCACTGTGGCAGTCACCTTCTCGGACACTAACAACGCCGCCGGACCGACCTTCACGGGTCGTCCCGCTACGCAGACGGCGGGAGGAGCTCCCAAGCTCAACCTCCCGACGAACGCGCAGTGGTGGTACATCTGGCATCCCGCGCGTTGGCAGTGCATCGACGGAGAGTGGCTCCCGGTGCTCTCCCAGCTGCGGGCCACGCCTGGCGTAAACGGCGTCGACAAGGACGGCGATACGGCAGGCGCGGAGACCAAGCTCCGTCGAGAGCATTGGACCGTGATCCCGTGGGACGTCATCGAAGGCGGGTACGTCGTCGAGTACGATGGGGTGCGGGGTCCGGTGCGCCTGTCGCGGTGGGAGACACCGCGCATGGTGGCGGGGCAAGTGGTCATCACGCCCGACGAGGCAGGCTACCGGGATTTCCTCCGGGGGCTTGTCTCGTCGGGCGTGGTCCGTCCCCCCGATCCCTACACGACCGATGCGATCAAGGAGCGGCAACGCTTCCGCGTCGCTGAGAACTCCAAGCGTGCCGCCAACGACCCGGAAGCCGCGCGCCGCCTCGAGGCCGACAAGGCTCTCCTGGCGCAGATGGATGCCGCCAAGGTTCCGGCCCCGAAGGGAGGTCGCCGTGGCTGAACAACGCGATATCAGGGATGCGAAGGATCGCTTTGCGGCGAACCTCGTCCGGAACGGTATGCGCCCCGAGCTCGCCGAGAAGAAGGCGAAGGAAATGGCGCAGAAGCACGACAACAAGCAGAGCCGCTAGCACCCGCTAGCATCGGAGCCCCCGATGGCCGTCAAGACCTCTCAGAACATGCGCTCGGGCGTGGCCGCCGTCGGCTACATCGTCAAGGCCCTCCCCGCCGACCTCCCGTCCGCGGCCCCGACCGTGACCTCGGGCACGGGCGTTCCGGCGACGACTGAGCCCAACGGCTCGATCTTCCTCCGCACGGACGGCACGACCGCCGACACGGCGATCTACGCGCGCATCTCGGGCGCCTGGGTGGCGATGAAGGGCGCTACCTGATGTCGTCGTCCGACACGGAATACGCGCCGCGGTTCTCCATTCCGGAGTTCATCGAGCGCGGTCGCGACAACAAGATCACCGCTCCGGTGTACCGGAACGGTGCGCTTGTCGCACCCGTGTCGGGCACGGTGTCGGTCTACAAGGCCGATCAGGCCGCGGTGGTCAACGCAGCTGTGGTCACCATCGCGGGGAGCGTGGCGAGCTACACGATCCCCGCGGTATCCATCGGGTCGCTCGTCCTCGAGGACGGGTGGCTCGTGGAGTGGACGCTGACGATGCCCGACGGCGTCGCTCACGTCTTCCGGCGAGACGGCGCCCTCGTGCGTCGCCGCCTGTACCCCGTCATCTCGGACATCGACCTGTTGCGTCGCCACCGCGACCTCGGGCAGCTCCGCGAGGCGGGGGTCACCTCGTACCAGGACTACCTGGACGAGGCCTTCTGCATGATCGAGAACCGCCTAATTGGCGGCGGCAAGCGACCGTACATGGTCATGTCCCCCGCGGCGTTCCGCGAGGCGCACGTCTGCCTGTCGCTCCATCTCATCTGGCAGGACTACGCCACCTCGGCGGGCGATACCTCGCGCTATCAGCAACTCGCGGACTCCTACGGGCAGGCGTACGAGAATGCGTGGGGCCAGCTCACGTTCCACTACGACGAGACTGACGAGAACGTCGTCAACGTCGACCGCCGCAACTCCGGTAGCCCGACGCTCTGGCTGAACTCCACCGGCGGGCAGTACCCCCTCGGCTGGCGAGGCCTCCGGTCGTGAAGACGCGCGCCGAGGTCCGCGCCGCCTTCGACGCGCAGGTCGGGGCCCTCTCCGGCTGGACGCGTTCGCGGTTCGCCGCAGACGTCTTTGGGCGCGACGCGCAGGGCCTTATGGGCACGGGCAAGCTCTACGCCGTCGGCCTGGGCGACACGAACAACCGGATGGGCGGGACGGGTAACGGTTACCGCGGGCGCCCCGGGCAGGGCCTCCTCGTGGAGACATCCGTGGTGGTGCGGTGGGCGTACTCCATCCGGATGAAGGACCAGACGCTCTCTCGCGACGAGGGCGAGGCCGCTGGGCAGGAGGTCATCGCTGCCTGCGAGGCGTACAACGCCACATGGCCGGGTGAGCTCAAGGTGCAGCTTCAGACGGTTACATCAGAGGTCACCGATAGCGGGGAGTGGTTCCTCGGTACGGCGACCTTCCTCGTCCTTCACGCTCTCCCCATCTCCTAGGAGGCTCCCGTGGCTCTCTCCTCTGTGGTCAAGAACTTCCGCGATGGCACGCTGGTCATCTCCGACGCGACGACGCCCACCCCGATCACCCTCACCGTGCAGTATGAGGCGGGCGACTTCAGCATTTCTGGCTCCAACGAGGGGAACACCGAGGTCACGACGTACCTGGACCGCGGCGAGCTGGGCACGCTCCGCAAGACCAATCGCCTCTTCCCGACCGGGTCGTTTACGGCGCACTTCACCGACATCCGCTCGGCAGAGAAGACCCTCTGGGCGCTCGCCACGTGGTCGGGTCCGTTCGCGGTCGGCGTGCAGTCCATCGCCGGAAGCGACGTGAAGACCTACAAGACCCTCGTCTGGACGGTGGAAGGCACGAACTTCGGCGACGCCGCCGACCACGTCCTCACCCTCAACGACGTGCGCATCGATTCGGTGGATGTGTCGGAGGGAGACCCGAACTCCTACACGATCAACTTCACCGTGTATGGTGCGGTGGTCGCCAGCTGACGCGCCGCGGAACGTGCAACTAGTACGCCCCTCGGCTATGGCTGGGGGGCGTTCTAGTATCTGGAGGTTCCATGTCCGTCGTCGTCCAGCTCGGTGCCCATTCTGTCTCCCTCCGCGCGCCGCCCTCCTCGATGGTGCGCCGCGAGGTGGCTGTGGCGATGGGTACCTCCCCGCTCCGTGGCTTGTGCGCCGCCCTGGGCGTGTGCTGGGGCGGGAAGCCGCTGAAGTCGAAGTACGCGTACCAGCCCCTGCCCTACGGCGGGGAGGTCTTTGACGAGCTGATGGCGCTGGGCATCCCCGAGGTCGACATCTACGAGGCGGGGCAGAAGGCCCTCGCCTTGTGTGTCGAGGTCCCGACCGAGGAGGCCGTGGCGCGTGCTGAGGGTTTTACCGCTCCGCGGACGGAGCCCTCGACGCCGTAGCGATGGAGATCGGGCTCACGTGGTGCGGCGACCCCGACGCGTTCTGGCGCTGGCCGACCGAGACGCAGGAGCGCGTGCTCGGGTGGTACAGGGCGCGCCAGCCGGCGCCGAAGAAGCGCAAGAAGGTATTCCAGCCCCGCACGGGTGATACGGTAGACCCAGCGGCGCGAGCCTTCTGGGGGTTGTAGTGCAGGTCAAGGTCAAGTCGGGGAACGTGACCGCGCAGCTCTCCGGCACGCTCGAGGCCCATCTCCAGCGCGTGGTCGACACGGTCTACGCTGAGATGCGCGACCAGCTCTCGGCCATCGGGGAAACCATCGTGACCAGCTCGGAGAGCGAGTGGTACACGCAGGTCGACCGACGCACGGGCGAGACAGGCAAGATCGAGGACGAGCTGCGCCTCACGACGGACAAGCTGTCCGTGGTCGTCCTGCCCGAGGCGACGAACCGTACGTACGTGGTGCGCCGTCCTGGTCCCAACTCCACAAAGCGCCGGCTCGCCACGAAGGACGAATACTCCGCGGCGATGAAGCAGTACCGCAGGACCGGCCAGCTGCCTGAGGTCTGGACGAAGGAGGCCGTGCGGTTCTCCAAGGGTCAGCCTGTCAACCTGAGGAAGCGATACCCGAACCCAAAGGCGAGCGACGGGAAGAACCTCTGGCAGGAGCTGGTGATCAAGCCGGGCAAGGCCCTGGGGACGAAGCTGAAGCGAGAAGGCTCCAGCGCGATAAGGGAAGCCGTCAAGCGCAACGGAGGGTGAGCCTATGGCAGACGTGAACCTGACTGTATCTGCCGACATCGGTGACCTGCGGCGCCAGCTAGAGAGCATTCCCGGCATCACCGCGGAGCAGGCGCGCCTCATGGTGGCCGAGCTCGACCGTGGCTACAAGCGCGCCGAGAAGGCCGCGGCGTCGGCTGCGAAGGCCACGCGCGCCGCGATGAAGCAAGCCGAGGAGGCGACGCGCAAGGCCAGCGAGGCGGGGAAGGAGCTGGGCGACAAGTTCGGCCACGTCGGTTCCAGCGCGGGCAAGCTTGCAGGCGCTCTCGACCTATTGGCTCCCGGCCTCGGGTCCGTCGGGCAGGGCATCGCGGACCTTGCGGACGTGGGTGAGGTGGCTGCGGGGAGCATCGGGTCGTTCGCAGCGCCGGCGCTGGGTGCGCTTGCGGCGGCGGCCATCGTGCTGACTCCGGTCATTATCTCGCTGAACTCCGAGATGGAGGCCGAGGCCGAAGCCGCCCGCGTGATGGGCACGGCGCACGCCTATGCCCGGCAGGAGCTCGAACTCCAGCGCACGGCTACCCTCGACCTAGCTGTGGCTACCGGGAGCATGACCGAGGCCGCGCGCACGGAGGCCGACATCCGCGCGCAGGCAGGCCAGCGCCTCGGCGACTACCTTGCGACCCTGACGCAGACCACGCAGGAAACCCTGCTCGCGGAGAACAAGGTCCGCGCCATCGCGAAGACGATGGGCGACCTCGCGACGGCGGGCCTGTCGGTGGTCGGTCCCCTCCTCCTGGTCGCGGAGGCCCTCGGCGCGCAGGTCCCCACGGTGTCCGACCTGACGTCGAAGCTCACCGATTACATGGGCCTGACCGGCAAGGTGGCCGCCGCCGAGAAGAACGCTGCGGAGGCCGCTGAGGTTGCCATCGTGGCGACGAAGAAGACGCGCGACGAGCAAATCAAGGCGTCGCAGGCGAAGGCCACGCACGCCGCCTCGTCGGTCAAGCTCACGAAGGCGCTGAAGGAGGAGAAGGTCCAGATGGACGCCCTCGAGGCCGCGCAGCGGACCATCGAGCAGGCGCGCATCGCGGAGCTTACGGAGTCGCAGAAGCTGACGGAGCAGCTCGGCAAGCTCTCAGCGCAGCGTGCGGAGCTCGCCGCCGCTGGGAAGCTGACGCCTGAGTTGGCGGCACAAAGCGCAGAGGCTGAGATCGCGCTTGCGAAGATGGTCGCAGATGCCCGCATCGAGGAGGACCTCCGTGCCATCGAGGCGACGGAAGCCTACGAGAAGGCGCAAGCCGCCGAGCGCGCGAAGCGCATCGAGGAGGACCTCGAGGCGAACCGCGAGTACTGGGCGCGGCGTCAGGAGATCGCGACGCAGGCCACCGACGTCGTGGCCGCATACTCGCAGTACGCTCTCGACCAGAGCGTGCAGGGCTACGAGGACGCCCTCGCGGCGCAGGATGCCCTCGGAAAGAAGGCAACTGACGCGGAGAAGAAGCGCGCCGCCGAGGAGGTGGCCGAGAAGCGGAAGCAAGCCATGATCGCGTTCCTCATCGACAAGGCCGCGAAGCTTGCCCAGGCGCTCACCGCGACGGCGCTCGCAACCATCAACGCCCTGTCGATGCCGCCGGCACCGAACTACATCGCCGCGGGGCTGGCGGCTGCCGGAGGCGCTGTGCAGGTGGCCACCATCGCAGCCGCGCGCCCTAGCTTTCACTCTGGCGGTATGGCCGACTTCACGCCTGACGAGGCCAGCGCAGTCATCCGACGCGGGGAGGCGGTCCTCTCGCCCCAGGGACGGCGCGCCCTCGGCGACGACACGATCCGCGCGGCCAACGCGGGTATGAGCAGCGGGCAGACCATCGTCGTCCAACAGGTCTACCGACACCGGGTCTTCGATAGCTTCGTGACGGACAACCTCCGGACCCGTGGTCCCCTCGCCCGCGCGTTAGGCTCGGGAGCACGCGTCGGACAGAGGAGCTAGCACATGGGTACCGCCTTCACGCCCGATGCCCTCCGCGGCATCCTGATCCCTGACCCGCGGATCGTGCCCAGCTCGCCCGCGTTGGCCTCGAGCTACACGCAGGCCGACCCAGCGCCAGGCGTGCCCGACCCGACGGCGACGACGACGCTGACGCTGGAGACGTCCGGTAGCCAGACGAACGGGACGACCATCGAGGTCGAGTGCACGCGCTCTGGTGGTGCCATCACTACTGACTCGGTACGCGCAGGCGGCTTCGCGTGGCGCGAGAGCGGCGCGTATTGGCAGGGATGGGATGGCCCCCTCGGTTACGCCGGATGGGACACGGTGCACACCTGGGCAACGGGTGCAGGCGCTGACCTGTACACCTACCCGCACGTCATATTCACGCGAGACGGCACGCGCCTCGTGGTCGCGCAGAAGACGGTAGCCGCGGGCAGTCTCCAGACGCTGCTCGTCTTCCGTCGCTCGCTGGCCGGCGCCACCTCCACATCGACGATCGTCACCAACGCGGTCGCGGCGCAGGCCCTCCACGCGTGCATCGTGGAGACGCCTGACCGCCTCGTCTTGCTCGTCACCTACGACGACCTCCCGAGCGTGGGTGTGCAGGTCCGCGCCTACGCCAGCATTGACGACGGGCAGGTCTGGGATCTTCAGACGACGGCGTGTCTCCCGGCGTACATCGACACGAGCACGACCACGGTGCGCCGTCTGCGCGCGGCATACTACGCAGGGCAGGTTCTTCTGGTGCTCGGCGTGCGTGTCCCCACGGCGACGATTGACGACACGCTCTGGCAGTACGCCAGCATCGACGGCGGCTTCAGCTTCACGCTTGTGGAGAAGGTCGACGCATCGGATGCCGACTCCGTCCATGTCGGCGGCGTGCAGGATCTCTACGTCATCCCCGACGTGGGCTTTGGCATGGTGTACTGCGGCAGCTCGAGGAACACCTACGGCGCCAACTCGGAGACCCTCGCCAAGCGCCTCGGGAGCGCGTTCCAGCGCATGAGCGAGGTGGAGCCTGTCGAGGTGGGCCTGCTCCAGCCTGCGGGCAACCTGACTGTCGGAGGGGCCCTCAGCGACGACACCGAGCTGTGCGCCGCGCTGGACGACGACGGCGCGATCTACGCCTTCGCTCCGAACACGGGCAACTCCTCCCGCGTGCGCCCTGCGAAGTCGCTCGACGGCGTGACGTGGTCCGTGCTCGGGCAGGCGGCGAACCTTGTGCATAGCATCGACTATGCGGGCGAGCGCCCCGCCTCGATGACCTGCGCCTGGTACGGCGGCGCGTGCCACCTTGTGCACGCCGTCGACTCTACGACCACGTACGACGCCCAACTCGGCGTCGCGGTCCTCAGCGGGTACACGGCAGCGCCTCTTCCGATGCTCCCGGCGGTGCAGTCCGGAGGCGATTACAGCGCTGGGTCGTACATGACATGGGCGCCGTACTGGGATCCGTCCACGCTCGGGTGGACGACGGTTACCGTCGGCGCACCGACGACGACGCTGACCGGCGGCGCCATGCAGATCTCGGCGGCGGTCGGCGAGGTCCGCGCCTACGTCCACACGCGCGCCGTCGCGCTGACGGCAGCGCACACGGTGCAGGCCTGCTTCGAGGTCGACTGCGATAGCGGCGTGACCACGCACACGACGATGGTCGCCGGGACCGGCGTCAACACCTACAAGCTCCGTATCCGCGTCACGACCACGCAGGTCGTGGTCATCGACTTCGTGTCGGGCGTGACGAAGATGACCTACAACCGCACGGCAGGGCAGTACATCCACGTGCGTGCGTGGCTGACGAACAACGCCGGGACAGGCAAGGCGACGGTGGCCGTGGACGAGGTCGACGGCCCCTACGGCATCTCCCGCGGGTACTACCGCGTCATCGATGACAACTCGATGACCGACGCAGGCGCTGCCGCCGCGGAGCAGTCCGTATCCATCGGGCAGACGGGACTCGGCGTGTCGAATTGGCGCTATTGCGCCACGCAGTATTCCTCGCAGATGGGCGACCCCCACGGCCTGACCATCCCCGACGAGCTCAATGGGCGCGACTTCTCTTCTCGCCCGCTGACCCTCTCGCAGGGACTCCGCGTGCGAGCCATCGGCGGGCCTGCCGCCTTGGGCGACCTTTGGTACATCGCCGCGCGCTTCGGGCACGGCGTGGATGCGCTGGCCTCGACGTCTCCATCGGTGACCTGGCGCAGCACCGACACGGTCTCGTCGCAGGTCTTCATCTGGGAGACCGACTCCACGATTGCGAACGTCTCGCCCCTTATGGGGCCTATCGGGGCGCTCTTCATTGGCGGCGCGAACTTCCGCACGGCCACGCTCGAGGGGCGCAACTCGACGGGCGGTTGGGTCTCCATCGGGACGTGGGACGCGGCCTCTGGCCAGACGGGTCTCGCGTGGGACCGCCGGAGCAACATCGTGTACCCGCGCAGCGCCGCGGCCAGCTCGGGCGTCTATTGGTACCCGCACGGGGTCATGGACGGCGCTCGCTTCATGTTCGACACGGCGGCAGGACCAGTCCGCGCCATCCAGTACCAGACCGAGGGGGCGTGGACGAACGCCGCCACGAAACACGCGCGACTCTCGCTCTTCGGACAGATGGGCGGCGTCGGTGCGAACGGCACGGCGGGTGCCATCCTGTCCACCTCGGGCGTCCTGTTGTGGAACAACGACCCGCAGTATTCGGCGTACCGCCTGACGATCCCGGTGCAGTTTGTCGCCGAGACGTACTACGAGATGGGCGTAGTAATGCTCGGGCACCTTGCTGCGTTCGGGCGTCGGTACAGCTGGGGGCGCAGCCTCACCAGCGAGCCGAATGTGGAGCTCCGCACCGGGAGCAACGGACGCCGCACCTCTCAGGTGCTCGGGCCGACGCGCCGCGGCGTGGAGTTCGGGTGGTCCGATGCCGCCGACCAAAGCGCGTTCGGTGTCGACCAGACTGCGACGACGCCCGACTTCTTCTACGGATCCTCGACGGGTACGCCCGACCCTGCCGCCGCCGCGATGGATGGCCCGGCGCTCATGCGCGGAATCGTGGAGCACGTCGAGGGCGCGAACACTCCCGTGGTCTACCTGGCGTACGCGCCTCGTGTGCAGCTTGGCGTGTCGCAGATGGTAGTACACCCCGACCTTCACC